GAGTATATGTGTGAAGTTGCGATTGACACAGAATCGGCAATATGTGCAGAATTCGCGCTAAACAAGGATAATATTGTAGTGTCAGATTATGAGGTTCCGGAGCATACAGATTTCTATATAGGGGCAGATATTGGTTATGTTGATTTAACGGTGATGTTATTTGGATACTATGATTTTAAAAATGCCACTCTAGTAATTACAGATGAACTGGTAATGTCCGGGGCTACAATGACTACAGAAGCATTAGCTTTAGAGATCAAGAAAAAAGAGAAGCTTAGATTCTTCAAGGATGGTCAAAATACCGAACCATACCTTAGAGTTATGGATAATGACTTGAAACTAATCAACGATTTACGCCAACTACATAATATTCAATTTATGCCTACAAAGAAAGATAATAAAGCAGGTGCTATAAATGAGATGAAGATCTGGATGGGTCAAGGTAGGATCAGGATTCATGAACGATGTAAGCACCTTATATACCACCTAGAATATGGTCAGTGGAACAGCAAAAGAAGCGATTTTAAGCGTTTAAATGATTCACCCGATAAAACTATCAAGGGAGGACATGTGGATGCTATACCAGCTTTATATTACCTAATTAGAAACATACATGCTTATAGAAACCCTTTTCCTGTAGGATATGGGGTAAATATAGGACCAGATACATACCAATCGGCAAAATTAAAGGCTAGAAGAAACTCGCAAACTGCTGAAACTATGAGAAAAATAATGAATATTGGAAAAAAGAGATAAAATAATTAATACATTTTAGCAACTATATTATAACAAGTACTAAAAAGGAACTATATGAACAATGTATATTTTGCGGCAGATAAGCCTGAAGTTAAAGTAAGAGTATTGCGAGAGAAATCAGCAGATTGGTTCGCAGGAATAAATGACTCTAATTACTTAAATAAGATTGAGAGATCGTATAAGGCATATTACGGAGATTATTATGGATCATCTGGAAATGGCGACCATGCTATATCTTTTGGTGGAGAAAACGGCGAACTAGTAAATCTGGCAGTAAATCACTACAGAAACTTAGCGCGTCATATTCATGTTATGGTAACAGGTACTAGACCTGCATTTCAATGTAGAGCCGTGAATACAGATAGAAAATCAATGATACAAGCAAAGCTAGGTAATGGTTTACTTGATTATTATATGAGAGAAGAGAGATTAGAAGAAGTTTTAAAAGATGCAGTACAATATGCAATAGTCCTAGGATCAGGTTATGTAAAACTTGAATGGAATAGTAATAAGGGCGAAATCCACGACGTAGTGGAGCCTGATCCTAATTCCATATTCTCAACAGATAAGGAAGGAAATCCTTTAGATGAGAAAGGGAACTTACTGGACGGATTTAATATACACGAAGGAGATGTAGAGTTTTCACTAGTATCTCCATACGATGTAGTTTTTGATGCAACAAAAGAATATTATGACAAAAACGATTGGGTTCTAGTTAGATCTAAAATTAACAAATATGATTTAGCGGCAAAATATCCGGAGCTTAATGAAAAGATAATCCAACTAGATACAGTAGATAAGCAGATGAAAGTTAAGAACTCAGCTTCTTACTCAAAGAGAAATGAAACTTCAGACGTATTCATATACGAGATGTTTCACAAAAGAACAGCTTCAATGCCAGACGGAAACTATTTCATGTACTGCAACGAAGATGTCATCTTAGAGGATACAGTTCTCCCATATCGCGGATTACCAGTATACAGAATTACACCTTCAAATATCATTGGAACTCCTTATGGATACTCTGATATGTTTGATTTATTACCACTACAAGAAATGCTTAACAGCTTATATTCAACAGCAGCAACAAACATTAACGCATTTGGTATCCAAAGTATCCTAGCTCCTAGAGGTTGTGATATTGAGCCAGAAGATGTTGGTGACGGTATGCAGTTCTTAAAGTACAACGCTCAGTTTGGAAAACCCGAACCATTACAATTGGTAGCAACTAGTCCAGAAGTTTATCAGATGATGAATCTATTAGAAAAGACTATGGAGACATTATCAGGAGTAAACTCAGTAGCGCGTGGTAATCCAGAACAATCACTAAGATCTGGTAATGCATTAGCACTTGTTCAGTCGCAAGCTTTACAGTTTGTATCAGGACTACAGCAATCATATATCCGCTTACTAGAAGATGTAGGGACCGGATTAATTAACCTACTAAAAGACTTTGCAAAAGCTCCAAGAATGATAGCAATTGCAGGAATAAATAATACTTCAGAAATGAAAGAATTTAAGTCAGATGATATCACATCAATCAACAGAGTAATTGTAGACGCAGGAAATGCTTTAATGCAAAGTACAGCAGGTAGAGCGCAAGTAGCAGAAAACCTTTTACAGATGGGTCTAATTGATAATGCTGATAAATACTTAATGGTATTAAACACTGGAAACTTGGACTACCTAACAGACGGTAAGATCGACAACTTAACTCTAATTAAATCAGAAAATGAAGGTATGGTAAACGGAGATCCTCAGCAAGCAATATGGTCAGAGAAGCACTCAATGCATATAAAAGAGCATATGGAAGTTTTAAATGATACGGAGCTTAAGAAAGATCCTCAATTAGTACAACTAGTATTAGATCATGTTCAAGAGCATGTTAATTTACTTCGTACAACAGATCCTGCGCTTCTTCAAATGAATGGTGAAACTCCTATAGCTCCTGCTCCTATGCCGGAAAATATGGGACAACAAGGAGGACAACCTCCAATGCCACCGGCTCCTCAAGAAGGCGGAATACCTATGGAACAAGGAAATGCTCCTATGATGGCTCCACAAGATTCTACTGCAGCAGGTATGCCAAATATGCCTGAACCGGCAGGTCAAGGGACTATACTACCTGACAATATGCCCCAAGAACCCGGGGACCTATAATGGCAAGTAACCGCATACGTTACATTAAATACGATAGTAGACCGGGATGTAAAATATCTCTTAGAAAGTTTACGTCAAAAAAAACTGGCGCAAACTATAGAGTAATTATAAATGAAGAAGATATGGAATATTATATCCGTAACGAAAGAAACAAAGAATTTACAAAAAAGAGTCGCAAGCATAAAAACATGAACGTATTGAAAAAAGAAGCGAGAGAGGATCTAGAAAGTTTAGGTGTAGAATTTAAACGTGAATCTCGTCAAAGAACTTTTGGAGTAAAACCTAAAGGCTACGATCAGAAAACTCATGAAAGAGAAGAGCGACTAAAGAAATTAGAAAACGACAATAATTAAACCTCTATCATAATGACGAGGTAACTATGCTATATCCATAGGACTAGCAAGGAGATAAAATGTCAGAAGAAGTAGTAGCAGCAGAGGCTGTAGAAGAAAGTACGCCCATTCAGGAAGAGTCGGCAGAAGCAGTTGGAGAAGTATCTGAGCCAATATCGGAAGATAGTGCGCCAGAAGTTCAAGCAGAAACAGAAGCTGAATTAGAAGATGAGATCCAAGCAGCAGCAGAAGACGGTGCTACAGAAGAAGAAATCAAAGACATGATTCGTCAGTATACTATCAAAGTAGACGGTAAAGAATTAGTTAGAGAGATCGACGTAAACAATGAAGAAGAGATGATTCGTCAACTTCAATTAGCAGCAAAGGGTCAAAAAAGTACTCAAGAGTTAGCTGAATTAAAGAAGACTTATAATGCAGGACTTCAGAATATTCTAAACGATCCATTCGCAGCTTTAAAATCACTAGACCCAGACTTTGATGAAATGGCTTATGTTACAGATTTTGTAAATAAAAGACATGCAGCAGCACAAATGTCTCCTGAAGAAAAAGCAGCAGCAGAAAGAGATACTGAGCTTGAACAATTAAGAGCAGAGCGCGATAGAATGGCTCAAGAGAAACAAGAAAGAGAGCAATCAGAGCAAAGAAAGCAGTTAGCTGATGAGATTCAAACGGATATTATGGCGGCTTTAGACAGCGACGATGAGCTTATAGCAGATAGAGAGACTATTGGGTTAATTGCTAACGAACTAATGTGGGCAGTTAAGAATGGTTATGATATGACAGCAAAGGATGTTTTACCTACTGTTAAGGATCAGCTTAAGCAGCAATATGAGAAAGCTGCAGGAAGATTTAAGAGTACAGACGTTCTTAAGAAGTATTTAGGAAAGAACCTTATCGAAAAGCTTAGAGAAGAAAGAGTTCAACAAGCTAAAGAACAAGTTAAAAATGTAAAGTCTATTAATAAGGACGTTGCATCTAAACCTGCTGACGCTGAAGAAAATAAGGCTCCGGGAAGAAAACTAAGCGAATTATTTAGATAACTAAGTTACTGTAATTGTTGAAAAAGCTAATTTTTATTATTTTTTATGCAATTACAGTTGCTTTAAATTAACAACTATGTTATGAAGGGTAATTTTTCCCTTAGAAGAGACCTCTAGAAGCTGCTTATGCCGTTTAAGGAGATTTTTGGAACAATCAGGATATCCTCGGACTCCTGCTCTAGATCTGAAATACCAATTTTTACTAAAAAGAAGAATAGGATGGTCGTTTTCGTGTAACTTTTAACTAAACTAAATGTCTGAAAGAAGTAGGACAAAGGAAATTAAAATGGCTAATGAAGTAGCTACGCTGAACGGTCTATATAAAGACAGATACGCGTCTGAAGTAACAAAACTAGTACCAGATCATGTTAAATTGTACAATGCTGTAAAGTATGACTCATCTAAGAAAATCGGGGACGCTTATGTTGAACCTGTTATCCTTTCTTTAGAATCAGGTTTTACTTACGGTGGTGAAGATGGATCTTTATTTGATCTTGAAGACGCTAAAGAATTTAAAATGAAGAAAGCTTCTGTTAAAGCAAGAGAACTTGTTTTAAGATCTGCAATCTCTATTGCAGCATTAAACAGATCAGCTTCTGGTGAACAATCAATCGAAAAAGCAATGGACCTTATGGTTGGAAACATGCTTAAATCAATCTATCACAGATTAGAAGTTCAAATGTTCTACGGACAATCAGGACTTGGAATTGTTAAGACTGATAGTGTAGGTGGAGCAAATGATGAAGCTATCAAAATCGAAGTTTCTGAATGGGCTGCAGGTGTTTGGAATGGTACTACTGGTGCTAAAGTAGAAGTATTTTCTGCTGACAAATCAACTAACAGAGATTCAAATGCATATGAAATCTTAGGATACTCTCTTAAAGATAAAACAGTTTCACTTAAGAAATCTACAGGAAACATTGGTCTTGCTGAAATAGTTGCTACAGATGTTATCTTTTTCAAAGGTGCATGTATTGCAGGCGCTCCGGCAACTCTTAATGAGTTTATCGGTGTTCACGCTATCTCTGAAGAAACTGTTAACCTATTTGGTGTTCCAAATGCTAACGAGCCTTTATTTCAAGGATCTATCGTTGACGTTGGTACATTAGCAACTCCAGTTGTTCTTTCACAAGCTAAAATTGAAGAAGGAATTGCTTCAATGGTTGAGAAAGGTCTAATGGAAGAAGAAGTTTCTGTATATGTTAACCCTAAACAATGGGATGACTTACTTAACGAGCAAGACTCTAAAAGAGTTATCGATAGTTCATATTCATCTGCTAAACACCAGTCAGGTGCTAGAGAGATCGAATTCTTTGGTCAGAATGGAACAATCAAAATTAAAGCTTCTACATTTGTTAAGCAAGGATACGCTTATATCATCTGTGAGAAGGACCTTAAGAGAATCGGATCTACTGAAGTAACATTCAAGAGACCTGATGGTGAAGAATTCTTCAAGTTACTAGAAGGTAAACATGGAGTTGAAATGAGATGTATGACTGACCAAGCGTTATTCACTTCTCGTCCGGCATCGATCTGTCAATTAAGATATATCAAAGCTGAAGCTTAAGATTAAAATTTTACAATAAACAGAGCCTCGGTTAATCCGGGGCTTTTTTGTTTAACTTACCGTAATTACTTAAAATAGCAAAAAACCTCCTAATTTTATGGGTGGATTTACGCTCATATTAGCAACTATATAATAGAGATATAAAGGGGAAATCATGCCTAAAAATTTAATTGTCGTAGACGAGATATATGAATATCCAGTAACCGGAGATAATAACTACGGCGAAGAGGCTACAGGTTGGGCAGAAGCTATTACAGGTGTAGCAGCTCAGATCTCAGGACCGGGAGATATCCCAACCACAGAGACTAATCTATTAGGAATATCATCTGGAGGGTATGTAACCGGAGATATTACAAACTTATCATTCGACACAGCATACGTTCAATCAATCATTATCACAGGACACATTACAAGAACATACACAGACGCAACACCTACTGAAGTTGAAGCTTTCTCAATTGAAGGTGTATATAACGGTACAGAGATTAACTTTAGTGCAGATTTTTCAGGTGACGATACAGAGGTAGAGTTCGACGTAAACGGTGGTCAATTTAGATTCAAATATTTAGAAATAGCAAACACAGATACAGTAGTGGCGAAATTTTCAGCCTCGGCGAAAGTGGATGAGGCTTATTTTGCGTAATAGATTAAAACAACGATTAACTTAGCATCGTCTGGAATATAGACGGAACCAGAAATGGGGATTTAGGAGAAAATATGAGTATTAAAAGAAGAAAACTGAGTAAAGGTATTAGGATTAAACCTAATGATACGGTTCTAGAGGCAGATGGGGAAATCACTGTAGATAGTGATATTCTAGGAGAGGAGAGCGAGCAAACTTTAAAAGTTAAGCTTAGTAACTCAGATAAGACTGTAATCACAAAAGATCAATCTCAAACACTAACAAACAAGTCAATAGATGCAGATACTAACACAATATCAAATATTGAAACTGACAACCTTAAAGCAGGAGTCTTAAACACTGATTTAAGCGGTGCAGCTACTGATACTGAGATACCATCAGCATTAGCAGTTAAAACGGCTCTAGCAGGTCAAAATGAAGCTTCTGAGATCAATTATGATAATAGCACTTCAGGACTTACAGCAACAGAAGTACAATCAGCAATAGATGAGGTAGAGGCGAGAACAGATGCTTCTGAAACAGCTTTATCAGATCACTTAGTAGACGCTGTAGACGCTCACGATGCATCAGCAATCTCTAACGCACCAACTGGTAACTTACTAGCTACAGACGTTCAAGGAGCCTTAAATGAGCTTCAAACTGAAATAGATGAACTACCGGCTAAAACAGAAACACTTCAAAATAAAACACTAGATTCAACAAACGTAATCTCCGGATCAATCGAAACTCCAGTAAGATCAGATGTAAAACAAGATACAGAAGCAAACTTAATTACTTATGCAGCAACAGCTTCAGACGGTCAATTATGTTTCGCAACAGATACTTTAAAAATGTACCAAGTTATATCAAACGCATTAGAGCCAGTAGGAGGCGGAGGATCAACATCTTTCGAAATCACTCAAGCAGGTCATGGTCTTTCAGTAGGTGATGGTATATTACATAATGGAACAATTTATGTTCAAGCTCAAGCAAACGATCCATCAACTCTTGCATATCATGTAGTAGTTGAAGTTATTGACGCTAACACTTTTGTAGCGGCAGACTTTGGAAGAATCGAAGTTACAGCTCACGGTTTCACAATCGGAGAATACTATTTTCAATCAGAAGCAACAGCAGGATTACCAGTATCAACTGAGCCAGTTTCAGGATACTCAAATCCACTATTTTACGCTGAAGATGCAAACACTTTACAGATCAAATGTCTAAGACCTTCACCAATAGGTGATACGATAGCATTAGATGAAGTATCAGATGTTTCAGTACCTACTCCATTAGACGGACAAGCATTAATTTATGATGTATCAAACCTAAGATGGGAAGCAAAAGATCTAGCAGGATCTACATATGTAATCACTCAAGCATCTCACGGATTTGCTGTAGGTGATGGTATCTTCCACAACGGAACTGACTATGAAAAAGCATTAGCAAATGATGCAGCGACTTTAGCATATTATGTAGTAGTAGCGATTGATGGAAATGATTTCACAATGGCAGACATGACAAGAGTAGAAGCTCCATCTCACGGATATACTGTTGGAAGTTTTTACTGGCTATCAGATTCAGTATTAGGACAAGCAACATTAGTTGAACCTTCTTCTGGATTCTCAAACCCATTATTTTATGTAGAAGATGCTAACACACTTCAAATTAAATGTTTAAGACCTGACGCAATTCAAGGAATTAACTTAGACGACTTAGATAATGTTTCTGTAGCAGCACCAACAGACAAACAAGTATTAGCTTATAATAATGCAACTTCTACATGGGAAGCTCAAGATGCAGTTTCAGCAGCAGTAGACGTTACATACGATAATGCAACAAGTGGTCTCGCAGCATCAAATGTTCAAGCAGCAATTGATGAGGTAGTGGCAAATCCTGAGCTAGATAAATTAACAGACGTAACAATTACAGATAGAAAAGATGGTCAAGTATTAAAATATGATGAAGCTCAAGATCAAATGATTAACGCTCCTATCAAATTTAACATGCTTGCAAATCACGAAGATCTAACTCCGACTTTAGTAAGCGTAACAGCTACAAAAGACGCGGCAGTATTCCTACCAATTGATGTAAACACTCAATCTATGAGAATTACATTTGCAGGATCTGCAGGATCATATTTACAAGAATCAGCTTTAAACTCTGAGCTAGACGGACTTCAAGGAGTTCTTAGAGCTTGGGTTAAAACGGATCAAGATAACGTACAAGTTTCAACTACAATTGATGGAGTAGTAGTTTCTAGCTTAACAGTATTATCTACTAATAAGTGGAAGCAATATCTAATTCCAGTTGTTATGAGTGGAACTAACATGGGTATTCAGATAAGCTCGGCTTCTGCTATAACAGGGGATGTTTACTTAGATCAGGTAGAGTTAGAATTAGACACAACGACTCAAGTAGTTTCACAGGCGCATTTTGTTGGTAGTTTAACCTACAGTGCAGCAAATTGTGTTTGGAGTAGAAATAATACTTCATGGGGTGATTTTCCAGCAGATGCCGATTGTGTTGCTTCTAATGTTATTGGCGATGTATCAGAACCAGACACAAAAATACCAGCTATAAAAATAAATAATCCTCGAACAGATGGATACTACACAGCTTCTTATCAGGGATTGCTATACTCCAATGTTTCTTCTTCGCACAGATTGTCATTAAGTTCTACCTCCGCATACGAAGATCAAGGGATGGTTTATGTTAATGATGCAGCAAACCAAGCTGTAAATCATGTTACAGGAAACTTTAGATTTTCTGATGCTACGCCCAAGGAAATTAGAGTTATACACTGGACTACTGGTGGTGCAGGAGCGGCAGAACTATATGCGCAACCCGATACAGGAGCTAAATTCACAGTTCACTTCTTCCCAGACTCTAAAAGCACAATAGCAACTCAGAAAACAAGCTCACCAGATAAAGCAGGGTTTTTAACATTCTCATTTTTTGATACAGCGGTTGAAGGTCATCTTCCAGCAGACGGAAAATGCGTGAAAAAGATTTCATTCCCAGACTATACTAGAAACGTTGGAACTCTTTACGGAGAGTGTACAATAGATACTGCAAACGATGGTGTAAATTTACCAGACATGAGAGGTTATTTTCCTCGTATGGTTGATACTACTAGTGAAGGAACGGCAGGGGTTAACCCAGATAATACTTTAATTGGTGGTAAACAAGCTGATGCTACAGCGGCAAATGGATTGAGTATATCACCCAATGGAGATGCTTCTGGTGCTTATGGGAATAGAAATCTTACTGGTGGTGGGCTTGGGCCAGCTTTTAATGCTGGTGGTAATGGTATATATTTACACCCAGTAGTTTTAGGTATCAATGGAGATAATGAAACCAGACCCTCAGCAATCTCTCTAATGGCTTTTGTTAGAATGGAAGATAGAGATACTATAATAGGAAAGTTCGAGCAGATAGAAAACGTAACTGCGGATTTGACTGCTGCGACTGCGAATGAGTTTAGCATGAAAGTCAATACGGTAGACGGTGTTGTAATATCTCAAAATTATGATTTTATAAACGGTAACTGTTCTATAGGTGGAACTGGAACTATTAATTGCTTATTTAACTCTGGTATATTCAGTCAGGTGCCTAGCTGTTCTGCATCGGTTACAAATGCAGGAGTTAATTATAATGAGACAATAGACTTATTAACAACATCAGGTTTTACCATAAAATCTTATCAAAATAGCGGATCTTCTTCACCTGCTCAAGTTGATATTCGCTGCTCCAAACAAGGCGCAGACGTAAACAAATCCTTCACAGGTGCAATCATTAACGCATCAACAGCTCAAGCAGAAATCGTACAGGAAGTATTAAAGAATACTGCTAGTGATGATTTGTTGGTAATCAAGGGGCGAGGCAGCACAGGAGGCAGTATTACTACTAATGTAACACCATATTCTTTTACAGAAATTGAAGATAACTATAATGCTTTTAATGGTACACAATTCACTGTACCTGCCTCTAAGCCATCATCTTATTATAATATTTCTGGTCAAGTTGGTATGAATGTTAGTTACCAAAATATATCTCTATTCATAAATGGCTCTGAATTTATAATAAATGCTCAAAATAGTTTTACTTTAAAGGAGTTTAAATTCTTGGGAGTGAAATTAGTCGCAGGAGACATCGTAGAATTAAGAGGAAATGGAACAGGAACACAGTCTACTTTTGACACTGTAAATTACTTAACCATCCAAGAACTCCCAACAAAAGAAAGCATAGTAGCTAACCTAATAGAGACTCAGGTAACTAAATGTCAAACTAAGTATTTGAGTGCTAATAATACCAGTACAGGAAATATAGCTGACTTAACATTTAACAATTTAACTATAGGTCGTCGATACAGGGCTAGAGTTCAAGCGTACTTTGTAGCAGGTCAAGCAATAAATATCAGGCAAAATAACATTAGCATAAGTGAGGTATATGCTGCAACTGGCAATTATGTAGCACACAGTAGTACACCTTCATTTACCTCTACATCTACTACCCTAGAAACATTTCAACAAACAGTAAATATTTTATATGGGAACGGAACTATATCTCAAACATGGGTCGAACTTTGCGAACTACCAGAAACAGTAATAGAAACAACGGAGTTTGATTAAAATAAGGGAGTGATCTTGACAGATCGCTCCTAATATGATACCCTTAAAATAAAGGACTATTATGAAAGAATTAGAAGTAGAAAAGATTAGCAGCATCAAGGAAAACGAGAAAACAACCGTGATGCTTATTTGGCACGAACATTGCGGCATTTGCCAAGAGGTAAAGCCGAAGTTTGAGCAGATGAGTAAGAGTTTTGACATGGAATTCTTGACGCTACAATTAAATAATGAGAAGGTTTATGACTTTTACTCAGAGTTTACAGAGAAGGAAAAAGTAAAAAGTCCCTCATTTGATGAAGATGGGGACGCAATATTAGATGCACAGGGGAATCAGATAGAAAGATTCCACTTAGATGAAAATGGAGAGATCATAGAAAAAGCTCCAATTCAAGTGCCAAAGTTCTTCGTATTTAACCAAGCAGGTGCAGACGAGGATAATGAGTTCGGATTTCTAGGTAAGGTAGATGGATATAACGTGGAAATGTTAGAAAGCATCTTAACTACAATAGAAAAAGGAGAAATAGATGAGCAAGGTTAAAAGTGGGCTTAAAAGTCTCTTTAAAATAGCTGAAAACGCGGCAAAAGGTGTAGATCAGTCGGTTCCTGCTCAAGTAGCTGAAAGTAGGCAAAGTATATGTAATGCTTGCCCGAAAAGGATCGACCTACTAAACCAGTGTAAAGAATGTGGCTGTTTTTTAGCTGCTAAGACAAAAATAAAGCAAGAAAAGTGTCCTTTAGGTAAATGGGACGAGTATAAATCAACAACTATATAATGAGAGTCTCTCTCGAAACAGACAAAGGATAAATAATGAGTTTTTCTAGTAACAAGGTAAAACCTAACAACATCAGTATAGACGGCTCTCAGACGGTCTCTAACAAGGTTTTAGACGCTTCTAACGACTTCTCAGGGGATATCATAGATCCTGCAAGATCAGACGTTAAAAAAGGCACACAGGCTGAATTAGAGACATATGCGCTATCAGCAACAAACGGACAACTTTGCTTCGCTACAGATACTAAATTAATGTACCAAGTACTAGACTCAGCTCTAGTTTCAGTAGGTTCAGGTAGTGCGGCGATTAACTATATCGTTAACCCAGATTTAAACATTGACGAATCTGACATTACAGGAGATACGAACTTAGTAATCTCTCACGAAACAGTAGCTCCATTAAGAGGAGCAGGATCGCTTAAGATCTCAAAAGGTGCAATAGATGCTTCGACTCAATCGGTACTAATCGACATGAATCCAGTAGATACAGCAGACCTTGCTAAAAAACTTACAATCAGCTTTGATATCGATGCTTCAAACATAAACTATAAAGATGGCGATGCTCAAGTTAGAATCATAAAAGATCCTGCAGGAACACCAGAAACTATTAGAGTTAACGGTGAAGATATTAAAGGTGGTAAAAATACTCATATCGCTCAATTTCAGACGGATCATACAGAAGTAGATTACGCGCTAGAAATTTATTGGGCAGATACAGGAGTTCTAGCTACAGAGCTTATTCTTGATAACATACAGGTTGGTCCTAGAGAAGTCGTAAAAGGCGCAGCCATGACTGATTGGAAAAGTTATGTTCCAGTGACTCAAGGAATAGGTACACCAGTTATTGATCATTGTCAGTATAGGCGAGTTGGGGATTCGGTTGAGATTAGTGCTAGACTTACTACAGGTACATCTACAGCAGTAGAGTTCCAGTTTGGATTACCTAATAATCTTAAGGTAGATTCTAGTATAGGAGCTATAACTACTGTCGGTACAATAGAAGCTAGTAATGGGAATGATTATATTCACACTATATTGATCACTGGAGGTGATTCTTATATTAATGTAGGGCTAAGACTTACAGGAGTAGATTCAACTTATGTACCCCAGACAGGTTCAGGTCAATATGGTACAGGTAAGTTATTATCCTTCACAGCATCAGTACCAATCCAAGGTTGGTCAGCAAACGCTGTGTCGTCTGAGGATTTAGGTGGACGTGAGATTGTTGTTGAGGCGAGTAGTAATGGTGGTACAAGTATTACTGCTAATGTTACCAATATTGACTTTACAGAAACTAGAGATACAACAGGTAGCTTTGACGGTACAACTTTTATTGCACCAGAAACAGGTGACTATATTATATCAGGACAAGTTTATAGCACGGCTAGTAATGCTTCTAACTTATTGTCATATATAGATACTGTTAGAGATAAAGATGTAATGGTTAGTACGGTAAATACTAGGTACAAACCTTTCTCAACTACTTTTAGACTTAATAAAGGTCAAACTTTTAGTATAAGAGGCGATGCTGCTTTTACTCTACAGACTAGCTCTACAGCTCACCATATATCTATAGTAAAACTAGCTTCACCTCAGACAATACTTGAGACAGAGACAGTTGCAGCGAGTTATACTAGTAACAGTGGTGCAGTGGTTGCTAATGGTGCTAATATAATATATGAAGATATAGACTTTGATACACATGGAGCTTACAACGTATCTACAGGAGATTATACTACTGCTGTCTCGGGCTATTATACCATAACTGCATCATGTTATGTTACTGTAGACAATGCACAGCTAAGTATAAACATAGACGGTGTAGAAAAATCTGATGGGTACACAGTAGATAGAGACATTGCAAAAACTAGCTACATAGGATACATAGAAAAAGGTAAAGTGGTTAGTATTAAAAATACGCTTGGAGTAGCAAGAACCTTGGTTGCTGTAGGCAAGTATAGTTCATTTTCAATAGCGAGGATTAAGTAATGATTAAAATACAAGTAGTAAACGAAGTAAATGGTAGATCTTATGGAATGTCAGGATCAAGACAAGAGGCAGACGAATATATCGCTCGAATGAAGGTAAAGTTCGGCGAAAACCTTACAATAACTGAGACTGACTCTGAATCAGACAACGATCTTCACAATCAACTAGCAATCCAAGCTAGAGCGGTAGAGTTCGCAAAAATAGACGTAAATCTAATGGAAGCTTTGGCTGAGAAAGAACTCGGTAACTTAGCTCCAATGGAAGCTTACTTAGCAGCAAGACAGGCTATAAAAGATAATAACCCTAAGAGGTAAATAATATCGGTGAAATCCCGGCAAATCAACAACTATATTGTAGAAAGGAAACTTCCTACAGAAAATAAGAAACAACAACAAAGGATAAAATATGGGATTTTCAAGTGGCGGTATTAGCCCGAACAACGTGGACTTAGATAGCTCTCAGACGCTACAAAATAAGACTCTCGATGCTTCAAATGATTACTCAGGGGATATTATTAACCCAAGTAGAAGCGACGTTAAACAGGACACTCAGGCTAATCTAGAGCTATATGCATCAGGAGCAGCTAACGGTCAAATGTGCTTCGCTACAGATACTAAGCAGATGTATCAAGTTTTAGACGGTGCATTAGCTCCAGTAGGCGGAGGATCAGGAGGATTAGATACATTCTTCACAGATACTTTCGAAATAGCAGGAGTTGACGACTATACTTCAGGTAATGACGCAGCTTTCGATAATGGTGGAGTTCTAGCAGGAGCTTTAGCTGTAGAAGCAGTTAATAACATTTCTGGTGATCAATCACTAAAATATACGCAAGCAGCAGGATCTTTAAATGATTTCATAAAGTCGCCGCTTATTCCAATTGATAAGAAGCAACAAGGAAATACTGTAGGACTCGAACTTTACTACACATATAATGGTAATGATGGGGATCTAAGAATCGTAGGATATGACGATACAGGATCAGAAGTTATGACAATAGCTTCAAACACTTTACGAGCAGCTTCAAAGGCTCAAAGATTCTCAGTGCAGTTTCCAGTACCAAGTGGTAGTGCTAACTTAGCATGGGGAATTCAAGTAGGTGTAGAAAATGATGGTGCAATCTTAGTTATTGATGATGTTCAGATGAGTACTAATCCTTTTGTAAGTAAAGATGTTCAAGATGAGAATAATTTTAGTGCTAGAATTACTAATAATGGTACAGCAGCTATAGATTCTCAAGGTGGTTTAGATAGTAGTGGAAATAATGCTATAGCAAGCGTTAGTAGAAGTTCTCTAGGTACTGTGTCAATAACTTTAACTAGTGGCTTTTTCTCTATAGCTCCTGTTGTTGTATTGGGATCTGAAGATAATACAACAACAACTAGTCTATCTGCTTTTGTTGATTCCGTTACTACTTCTACTATAGTAATTAAGACCGGAAATGACTCTGTTACTTTAGCTGATAGAGATTTTAATATCTTAATTTCTAGACAAGGTTCAGACTACAGACAGCCTTCAGAACACATCGTAGCATACAACGCTCGTAACGCAGAAAACAGCATGATAAGACTTCATACTGGTAACGGTCATGGTAGTATCAATAATAAGATTCGCCGCTTCTCAACTGAAGTAGCTAACTTAGGAAATGCTATTACATATGCTGATAGTGCAACTGATGGGGCTAGTTTTACGATTAATGAAGATGGTGTTTATATGGTGAGTTCTACAGATGTTAGGTCTAACAATACTACTCCAGTTGGGATAAGTTTAAATAGTACAGAATTAATAACATCTATTCAATCAATTAATTCATCAGATAGATTAAACATGATGGACACAGTAGCTACCGGAGGATTTAGAGGAACAGCTTCTTGGTCAGGTATATTGACTAAAGGTGATATTATCAGACCTCACGGTGATGGCGGAGCTGATGGTACTACTATATCAACCTTCACAATCTCTAAAATAGGAGTTGGAGATCTTCTCGGAGTCCCTACACCTCGCACAGCTTATATCAAGGATGTTAAATCAAGTGGTACAGCAGGTGGTACTTTTACAGCCGGAGCTTGGCAAACTAGGGACTTAAATACGCTAGAAGGTGATACTGAGTTTGTAAGTTTGAGTAGTAATCAGGTAACTTTATCCCCGGGTAAATATGAGATAGAGGCTTCTGCTCCTGCTTTTATAGTAAATTACCATAAACTAAAACTTAGAGATATTACGAACTCAGCAGATGCTATCATAGGACAATCGAGATATTGTGATCAGGGTAACATAGTGGAAAATTTAGCAAATCTTGAAAGTACTATAGAGATAACATCTTCTATAACTTTTGAGATACAGCATAGATGCAGTACGACAAAAGCAGGTGACGGGTTCGGAATTGCATCAAGTTTCGGAGTAGATGAGATTTATACTACATTGAAAATTAAAAAGGTAAGCTAGATTGAAAGAGTTAACGCCGCAACAAATTCAAGAGAAACCACAGTTAGAGTCGCGATTAGCGGCTCTACAAGATCGTAATCTAGTTGCTTCGGAGTTAAAGATTAGCAACCTTTTACTTCACTTCAATAACAACATCGTAGCAAATGATGATAGAGAAGAAGCAGAAAGATTAATGACTCAACTAGAAGAAGTAGATGAGGCGCAAAAAGATTTGAGGCTGAAGTTCAAGCTAGAAGATATAAGAAGACAGCGAGATAGAATTCTTGCGGCTACAGATTGGCTCTTCATATCAGATGTTCCGACCCCTCAAAAAGCAAGAAAGATATACATGGAATATCGCCAGTATTTAAGGAACATTACTAGCGACATGAAAAGAAGTCCAGATACAGTAAAAATAGAAGACTTCGAGCATTTTTTAAGAAGAAAGCATCCTGAAGAGTTTATGGATGGTGGAGATAATGAAGTAATTATACATAGATTTACATATTACTACAAATAGGAGTTAAAATGATAGAGCAAGCAGCATGGATATTACAACAATACCCTTGGATGCAACATATAGTTGCAGTAATGGTAGTGTCAAGAATCGTATTTAAGCCGGTGTTTAAAATACTAGCAAGATACGTTGAGTTATCTGTTGAGAAAGATGATGATAAAAGACTTCATAGAATTATGGATAGTAAAGCATATAAAATGTTAGCTTTTATTGTAGATATGTTAGCTTCAGTTAAACTCCCTGAAATTAAGAAGGGGAAGTAATATGGTTTTGGATATGATCTTAGTAGACGAGCTAATAACTACGTCTACAACAGTAAATACAGATTTCGTAACAAGAGCTTCGGACATTACATATAAAGAAGATGCTTTCGCAATACAAATGAACTATAACAATGGTACAAATGTTAGCATGACGGTATTCTTAGAAGTAAGTTTGGACGGAGTAAATTATGCGCCAATATCTGAATCATTGCAAGTTATAACAGATCCATCAGGAACTGTAATATACGACCTACAGGATTCTGGAACTCACTATATGAGATTAGGCGTAACAGTAGTAACTGGATCTATTGACATAAATTTAGTAACCATTCATATGAGAAGAAGACACTAAAAGGACCTTAACATGGCAAATCATTATATTAGTATAAATTTAGATGCAGCCGGTGGTAGCGATGATCGTAGAGTTAAAATCTCTAGCGACGACTCATTACCGGGGTTTCTAGAAGAAAAGATTGAGGCAGGTTCCACGAAAGTTGTTGTAACTTCAACACTACCGGGTGGCGCAGAAATCTTAGAAGTAGATGTTGACGAAACTCAGATTAATCACGATAATCTTTTAAATCATGCAGTAGATCAACATAGAGTACACGACGACACTACAACAACTACAACTTCACTATGGTCTTCACAAAAGATTCAAGATGAGTTAGATACAAAGATTAACGCAGCAACTCCTATGACTGATAACAAGCTTGTAAAAAGTGTTGGAACTTCAGGAGTAGATGTAGAGGCGACAGGAATTGATGTAGATGACTCTAACAATATAACTGGAGTTAATAACTTAACAATTGATGGAGATCTTACAGTTAACGGAACTACAACTTCTGTAAACTCGGACACATTAGATGTTACTGATGCAAATATCACAATCAATAATGGCGGAACTCAAGCTTCTGCAGATGCAGGTAATGCCGGTATCACAGTTGAAATGTCGGACGCTACAGATGTAGAACTAGGATATGACAGCACTACAGCCTCTAAAATGACTCTAGGAGAGATCGGGTCACAATCTGAGATAATCACAGCTACTCATACTCAAACTGTCTCAAACAAGACGATAGACGCTGATAACAATACAATAAGCAACTTAGAAGTAGATAATTTAAAAGCAGGTGTTCTATCAATAGATTTAGATGCAGCAGTTGATAATAATAATATTCCGGGATCTCAAGCAGTAAAAGATTATGTAGCGGCGAGAGTTGCAGAAAAAGACGATGCTTCTGAGATTACATATGGTCCGGCTACAGCACTAGATTGGGATATTTTACCTACTCATGTTGATGGATCTTTAGATGAATTAGCAAGTCGCACAAATACAGTAGAAGATAACCTAACAGCACATTTAAACACAGATCCTGCTAAACATGCAGCAGCTCAAATAACAAATGTAGCGGCAGGAAACATCGCGGCTACAACAGTACAAGGGGCTATAAATGAACTCGATACTGAAAAATACATTGCTGCTAATTTTGATGGTGATTTTGATACTAGATTAGCTACAAAAGATACAGATAATTTGACGGAAAGTGCTACAAATAAGTATGCAAGTCCTGCTCAATTAACTAAAGTAGATTTTATAACAGTAACTCAAGCAGTAGATTTGGACGATGTAGAAGCTAAGGCTTTATCGGCAACTCAACCTGCTGATAACATTTCAACTCTAACTAATGACTCAGCATTTGTAGACGCAGCAGGAGCGCAAACAGCAGCAGTAGTTAACTCTACAGCAGGTAATGAAACTGTTCAAGCACCTTCAGTAGCGGCAATGAAAGCTTATGTAGGATTTAGCGGCGGAGATTTACTAGAACAATCATTTGCAGTAGTAAATAATATAGCAGTTTTAACGGACATAACAGGATTTTCTTTTGCAAACGCTACAACAAGATCTTTTGAAGCTCAGGTTTCTATAGATAGATCTGGAGATGGCTTATATGAGAAGTTCGATATAGAAGGAATACAAAAAGCAGGATCATGGGATATATCAGTAGAAGCAGTTGGAGATGACTCAGGAATAGAATTTGATATAACAGCAGCAGGTCAAATGCAATATACATCAAGTAATTTGACTTCTGGCGGCACTCTCAGATTTAGAGCAATAACAACTAGTAATTAAGGAATAGTTAATGAGTAGTAATAAGGTTAACAATAAGTTAGATTTTAGAAATGTTAAGCAGACTCAATTGGACTCTGCTCAAACACTTAAAGGTTCTTTTTCGGAACTACAATCTGCTTTGCGAACTTATGGAACAAATGCGATACTTAAAGAAGGGTATACTCATTTCTTTCAACAAACTAATGCTAATGGATTACCAACACATGTAGAGTATTGGCAAGCAAGTGCGCCGTCTACAGATAAACTAAGTTTCAGAGCTGATAGTGGCGGAGATTTAGCAGGAACATATTTCACTTTACAAGAGTACTTAACTAAAAGAACTCATGTATTTTACTTTGTAGTAAGTGGAGTAGGAGTAGCACCGGGAATTGGTGATGTAGAAACTCCTATTATACTTGTGAATAATGATCCTGCTTCGGTAGTGGCATATTCAACTAAGTTAGTATTAGACTCTATAGATGAGTTTACAGTGACTCATAATGGACTACTTGCTGCTTACTTAGAATTAGAGTATATGCAATTTGGACAAACAGCTCCAATAGATGTTGGAACTACAGGATTCTTAACTACGAGAGTAACTCAAGGTGATAGTTTTCAAGTAGGAGAAGTTTATTTAGATTATGACGCTAATGGAAGCCCTATATATGGCGGTAACACTCTAAAAGGATTATTATTTAATCCATATACGGCAAGTTTTGATGTTGAGCGTGATGAAGTAACTGTAACAGCAGTAGTAAGTTTAGATCCAATGATCTCGAAAGATCCGGTAATCTATAACGTAGATATGGCAGTAGCAGGTACAGAGTATAGTCAGGTTCTACCATTAGGAACAAAAAGAATACAGATGAATATAAGAGATCATCAAGGAAAATATACAGTAGGTTGGACTTCAGGAAGTGCAGTATTAACAAAAAGTCCGGGATCTACATATACAGAAGAATCATTAGAAATAATAACAGGAAAAGATACAATATATTTTAAAGGCACAAAGAATAATATAGTAATGGAAATAATCACATGGAAATAAAATTTCTCGATAAACGAGAAAGATCATAAGGAGTTTTTATGAAAGACCAGTTAATTTTTGACGTAACTGACGCGAACACAATTGCAGACAGTGACAGCATCGGGGCGTTTTTACGAGCTTCCGATGGTACTTTGCTAACGCATAGTGACGTTGGAGGAAAAAAGGCACTAGATGTAAGTATTGCAGATGGTGTAAATGTTGAGGTAGACTTATCTCACATTGATGATTCAGTTAGACTTGGAGATGGGACTAGTTTCTTTACTTCAACTTCTGAAAATGGTGATATTGCATTAGACGTGCATTTATCAAACACTTCAATTGCCGTTACAGCAACTGACCTTGACATTCGTGACCTAGCTTTTGCTACGGACAAAGTAGATGTGAGTGGATCAGAAGTTTCTTTAGATGCTGCTACTTTAGCTGCTTTAGAGACTATTAACGCTGTTCAATCAGGTGTATGGGACATTGGTACTGTAACAAGTATCACAAATGACGTTAACATCGCTGACGGTGGTAACTCAATTACTGTAGATGCTGTTGACTTAGACATTCGTGACATCACGGCTGTTAGTGACTCAATTGCTTCTCACATGTTTGATGGTGCAGGTACAGCTTTAACTTCAACTTTAGTTGGAGGAGATCAAGCATTAGACGTTAACATCTCTAACGAGATTTCTGTTAATGACGCTGCTTTAGCTGACACAGCGATTCTTTCTGCTGCTGATACTTTAGCTGCTGCAGGAACTGCTGAGAAAGTTGTAGCTTCTAACTTGGCTGCTAGAAAATACCTTTCGATCTACAACAATGACAATAGAAAAATGTACATTGGTGGATCAGGTGTTGATGCAACTAACGGATTTCCAGTTTCACCGGGATCTTATGTTGAATTAAGAGCAGGAGCTGCTGTTGATGTTTATTATGATTCAGGTAAAAATGGTCATGCAATCAGAACTTTAGAATTAAGCTAAATTAAATGACTTGAGGGGTTGACAAAGCCCCTCTTGTTATGCTAGTATGGTAAATAAAAGGAATTACTTATGGAAAATAAATTTAGTGAAGAAGACAAGAAAAGATTAATAGAGTTCGTAAATATGATAGCATCTAAAGGTGAGTTTAAATTAAACACACAAGAAGTTATTAAATATTTCAAATTACTAAGTTTTGTTCAACAAGAGCTTATTCCTAAAATTGACGCAAACATTATGGAAATTACTAAGGTAGTGGAAGCTTCTGAAGGTAAGGAAGAATAATGCTACAACCTCTTGATGGTCCGTCAAAACAATTTATATTAGCTGCGGTTACAACTACAACTCCGGTTGAGGTAAAAGCAGGAGCTACATCATTTGCTGAAAGAAAAGTTATAACTCTTCAGGCAGATGCTAAGTTTTATATATATTTTGCCGACGAAGGTGAGACTCCTACAGCAGGGGATATAGCATCAAAAGGTTTTATCCAATATAAAAATGCAAAAGAATCATATGAGGCAACAGGATCTCAAGCAGTTTTTGTACTGTCCGAATCAGGAACTGTTAATATTAGAGGAGCTGAGAGAGCATAATGGCTGAAAGAGATAAATTCACACCAGTAGCAGAGCAGGTTCCTTTTGATAATGATACAAATAACTTTGTATCAGAGGACACTCAATCAGCAATAGAAGAGGCTAGAGATACTGCTGCAGGATTTCCAAGAGCAGGATTAGCCTTAGTTCAAAATGGTCTAATGGGTGATGGCGATTTAGTATCATATAGCCACCTGACTCCACAAACTCCAATAGTATTTCCAGTTAATACTAAACTCAATGAAATTACTTTTTCTAATAATAGAAATAGTGTCGAATGCGATTTAGAGATATATGACGGAGGTATAGGCGGAACATTAATAAAAACAGTAAACATAAGTACAGGAGCAGGGGTAGCCACTCAAGCTGTAGACTTAAATATAGACAACATTACTTTTAATGCAGGTGACAGGATACAAATAATATATAGAGACCAAGGGACTAACGCCAGAGACATGGTAGTAGTTCTATGGATATCAAGGATACCATAATGGCAATAATTAAACGATTAAAAAACACAAGTGGTTCAGGAAAGTTCATTCTTACTAGGACGGTTGCTAATCTAGAGTACTATTACATACCTGTTAATTTATGGGTACAAGTACTAGAAGAGGTTGACATTCTAGATGATGTCAATTCTGGAGATTTGACCGTAAATGATGGATATGTTGACTTATCAATAGTACAAGGTATTGATTGGCTAAACAGATTTGAAACAGATTCGATAGATCCGGATCTTGTTGAAAATAATAGAATTAAAGTAGATATAGGAGACTCATTAGTTATAGGACCTCAAGGACCTCAAGGTGATGCAGGTCCAAGTGGTTTTGGTATATATGCATTTAGTAACACCCAAGCAGATGGATCTATATTAAAAGGAAGAGGGCTTACTGTAT